CAGTGAAGGTGCCGGTACCCGTGATCAGAAGACCTGTGGCGCTGAGTCTAAACCGTTGCGTGGCCAAGACGGCAATCGCAAACTCGCCCGAACCAGCGCGGTAGATACCCGTGGAGGTCTCAGAGGCAAAGTTCAGAGAGGGCGCACCGACGGTGCCGTCCACCAGCGAGACATTCACCGCACCGGCGGCAATCGTCGAGGCGTTGAGCAAGTTCACCGAGTCGCACAGCAGAATCACCTGCTGGCCCGCGGGAACGGTCGCCGTGGCTCCGCCAGCAGCGGTGGTCGTGAAGGTGATCTGGAACCCCGCCCCGGTGCCGTCGGTCTGGTTCGTGATGTAGTAGACCTGAATGGTCTGGGGCAGTTCCACGGTCACATTGCCAGAGAGCGTGCCGGTGTACTTCTGCACCACATTGGCAGCCTCAGAAGCCGTCAGGGTGTAGGTGCCGCTGGTGACCGCCTTGGTCAACTGAGTGAAGTTGAACTGGGTCGAGCGGCCAAGGCCCACCGTGAAGAAGGCAGCACCCGAGCAGACGATGAAGGCTGAGTCAGCGGGCTGCAAGGCAATACTGGCCGCGCCGTTGATCAGGCCCGAGGCAGGAGACACCGTAAGGGTGCCGGTGCCAGAGTTGCGAACCATCAGGAACCAGTCGTTGCCCAGCGTAGTGGCAGCCGTCAGCGTCAAGGTTCCCGAGCCGCTCGTCCAGACATAGGTCGAAGCCCGGTCGGAATCCAACGCGGTGTAGTTCGACGAGAAGGTCTGAACCGTGTGAGATTGGTTCAGCGTGGTCGTCAGGGCCTTCAGGCCGTACCCGGCAAGGCTCGCAGCGTCCGCGGTCGAGGAACCCACACCAAAGGCGATCACGCCCCATGTACCGGCAGCGGTGCTGTTGGTGGTGATGTAGATGTACTTCGCCTCGCCTGCGGCCACAGAGACGATGGTGTTGCCGTCGTAGTCCGCGACCGTGAAGGTGTTAGCCCCGACATTTCGGATCAGGGCATCTTGGCCCACCGAGGTCTGGTTGGCCGGAGGCATCTCCAGCCGCAGGCTCCCGGCCGTAGCCGTCACATTCATGATCCGGGCGGCATAGTCGTTCGTCGCGGATCCGTTGATGGGCCACTGAAGTTGGGTATTGGCGGACAGCGTGATAGCGCGAAACGAAACATCGGTCGGCTGGATCACATTGCCGGTGAATGGCGATATGAAACTCATGAATCCCTCACAACGGTTTGACGGTCACCGACCCGGGCGACATCCTCGGTCTTGAGGACTTCCATGATCTGCGTGTACTGGGTTTGCCACATCCCCATGCGCTCGTCGTTCTTGAGGAACGGCATGGCCTGAAGCAGGGAGCCATACAGCATGGCCTGAGGCGCGTACTCGGTGAACCAATTGGACTGGTTGGACGAATCCAGAGGCTGCACGCGCTCGTAGTAGAGAACCTCGAAGGTGTAGGCGGCAGCCGGTGTCGGGGCGACCAGCCAATGGGTGTAGTCGTAGTCGCAGTAGAACTTCGGCACATCCTCTTCGGCGGCCTCTGGCCAGTACTCTCGGAGGTACTCGTACTTGCGAAGCAGCACCGGGGTCTTCACGCCGCCGACCGTGACATTCATCGAGACGGTCTTGCGCCAGCGGGCGGGCTTGTCAATCACCGGCTCGCCCTGAACCATGGTGGACTCGACCACAGTCAGGTTGCCGAGGAACTTCAGTTCAGACGCAATCACCTGCTCCGCGAGCATGATGAACTGCGGAATCTTCTCGATGGTCGCTTGGTCAGTTCGTTCGAGATAGGTCTCGATGTCATTGACCAGCGAGTCGTAGGTCATTACGGCTGCTGCTGGCATCACCACACCTTTTTCTTGATCGATTCGGGCTGCGGGACAAACTGCTTGCCCTCTCGCATTCCTTCTCGTTTGGCTCGCGTGGTTGCCGCGTATTCAGAAGGGGTTAACTTCTCTCGTGCCTTTTTCGGCAGGTATCGCTCGCCTGTTGCTTCAGATCCTTGGGTGGACGGCTTTCCAGACTTCGTGCCCCAGTCCTCTTTCGTCCACTTTGAGAGCGAATTATCCGCTCTCTTGGGGCCTTTGTAACCTCCGCCCGAGGCTTTGTACTTCTGGGTGGCCAGTTGCGCCTTGCGGGCGCTCCATTGGCCCGGAGAGCCGCCCTTCCCGCTGGCCTTGACCTGCGAGACGATGCGCTTCCATTTGGAGGGGTCGGACTTGGTTGCTGCGCTCATTCAGGCCCCCATGATCGAGATCTCGGCGTCGCGGCGACGAACCAAGCCGGGCAGCACCCGTCCGCCCCCGCGCACCCAGAGTTTCAACTGCTCTTTGGCCCCATCCCAGTCCTGCGCGTTGATCTTGCGCCTCAGAGTCGAGGTTTGGAGCCGCCCCACACCAAGGTTGTACGCAAAGTCCACAATGGCGTTCAACTTGCCCCAATCGTTGGCGGTCATGGCCAAAGTCAGCAGGATCGGGCACTGGCGGATCGCGCCCGGGGCATAGGTGTGCATGAGTTCGTAGGCCAGCAGGGCGCGAGCGGTCGGCTCGTCCATGGGGGCATCCTCAAGGGTCACCCGGCGGCCGTTGGAGTACACCGTCGATCCATAGCCGATGGTGGGAACCCCGGCCGGGCACAGGTAGGGCTTTGAGCGAAATCCCTCAAAGCGCCTGCACAGTTCCTCGGCCAGACTCAGGTTCATGCAAGCCCCCGTTTCGCAAGGGTGCGGTCGAGGAACCAGTAGTTGATCGTGCCGGAGACCAGCGCGGTGAAGTCGGCGCTCATCATGGTCATGAAGACCTCCTTGGGAGGAGCGCCAGCCAGCCATGCGTTCCAAGCGAACCAGACATGGATGAACGACCAGATGAAGATCACCCAGTAGGTAACCACGGGACGGACAGAGGCGGAGAGTTTGGCGGCCCAGCCACCTGCGGCCTTGACCATCTCGGCCTGCTGGTCAATAGCGGACTTGAAGGCGTCCATGACCCCGGTGTCGATGGCCATGTCGCGCTGCGCCCCGATCTCCTCTAGCCGGATCTGGCCGCGGACTTTTTCGAGGTCGCACTGCTTGTCGAACATCGCCAGTTCATGCACGCGCTCGTTCTTCTTGTCGAAGTACTTCAGAACCTCGGGCGCAAGACGAAAAATGCCCCCGAGAAGGGAGCCGAAGATTCCACCACCGAGGATCTCAAACATCAGGAACTCCTTGTCGTGCTGATCTGGTCTCCGCCCTTGGTCACCGTGACCCTGTCACCGTCCACAGAAACGGTCATTGGAGGCTCTTTCTCCGCCAGCCGGTCGAGGCGCTCGATCAGAGACTTGATCACCTCAAATTCGGGCTTTTCCTGCTTTGGATTGGCCCCGGCGATGCCGTTGAGCATAGAAATAAGCGCCGTCAGAGCAGCAGAAACCAGCCCGATCACGGCTGCAATCTTGGACTCCTCCAGCATCAGACTGGCTCCAACACCAACCACCACGATGGCGGTGATGTAGGCCAGCCCGTTCTTGCCGATAGCCTTCCCAGCGACTTCTTTTGCGGTGCTCTCCGCCTCCAAGCGGGCCAGTTCGGCCTTCGCTTGTGCTCGGAACATTTCGAGGTCGGTAGGCTCGGTCATTTGTCTGCCTTGTTGTCCAGTTTGTTGAAGATCTGCTTGCAGATGTCCTTCAACTCGTCAATGTCACGGTGATAGTCTTCCTTCGTGACATAGGTGTGCGGCATGGCACGCACATCAGAGTCCAAGCGCTCGATGGCCTTCGTGATGTTGTTGAGAACCCAGCCGCCGAAAAAGGCGGCGATCCCCACCACGATGTTGAAGATCGCCTGTGTTTCCATCGTTACTCCGCAGGAGCCTCGTCCTGAACGGGCTTGACTTGCGCCTCAGCCTCTTTCTGGATGCCATTGATCAAGTTCGCCACTTCGACGAAGGGGCGGCTGCCAAGGTATTGCAGGACTGCGTTGACCAGTTGGGTCGAGAGTTGCACTGTTTCCATCATTTTCTCCGTGTAGTTTTCCGCTGTCAGGGCCAGCGGGATGCCCTTCCATCATTATGCTGCGGCCTGACGCAGAGGCTCAAGATCTTCGGTCGTCCAGAAGTCCTTGGCCAGCATGATCTTCAAGTGTTCCTTGTTGCGGGACACCGTGTCGGCCCATTCGGCATCTTCCATGCCTTCAGGCTTTCCAGCATTGATCAGGTTTACCGAGTCCATCGCGGCGCTGTAGTGGCGTGCAATCTCTTCGGCGGTGGGTTTTTCTTGTTCAGTCATATTCAAACTCCGGGAGTTGGTGGGTTAGGGTCATACGGCTGGGGCGATGGTTGGCTCCAAGCGTAATTGGCGATGTTGAGGTAGTAAGCCTCATTCAGCACTGTGGATGCCTGCGGGTCATTGGGTGCGAGGACACAACGCCAGTAGGTTGTGGAGATGACAACACCGTCCTTCAAGACATCAGTGCTCTTCCGAACTCCAATGCACCCGTTAGGTTGGATGTCAAATTGAGAGATGTATGTCTTTTCTTCAAATGCCATGATGGGCCTCCATAAATTTAGCCGCCTTGCGCTTGTTCTCGCTTGACGGAATGACTCTTAGATTCGCCGGAACATGAAGCCCCGACACCGTTTTGCCTTTCAGCGGCACGATATGGTCAACATCGTACTGA